CCTCTACGTGAGTTTGTGTCGGGTTTTGGCCCATTTTTGGAGGGAGTAATCATGGGTTCCCGAGGCCCCGTCGCCGACCCAAAGAGCCAGCGTTCCGCGGACGGCCGCAATACCCTGCGCGCTGCTCGCCGTACCGATTCTGGCCCGGTGCGCATGCCGACAGGGCTCGCGAAAATCAAGCCGGCAGCCGGCATGTGGAAACGTCTGGCCCCTGCACTGATCGAGTCTGGCCGTCTCACGCCAGAGAGCGCCGACGCGTTCGCCCTGCTCTGCCGCCTGCATGCGGAACTGGAAGTGCTCGACGGCCAGCTGTCACGCGAAGGCTTTGTGGTCGCGACCGAACGCGGTCCTGTCGCCAACCCGATTGCCCGGCTGGCCCGTGCCGCTCGCAACGACTGGGTCAGCCTCGCGCGCGACTTTGGCCTTACAGCCGCCTCATCGGCCAGACTCCCGGAGATCGAGGATGAGGAAGAGACTGACCCGCTCGCCGAATTCGGCTGAGCCGGACTACGGGCCGCCTCCTGAGTCCCTGTTCGTCGATCCGACCTCGAGGCCCGAGTTCGTGCCGGGGTTTGTGTGGAGCGCAGAGGAGGCAGACAAGCCGCGGCGGTTCATCGAAAAGTGCTGCCGCCACCGTGCGGAGGGCGGCGAGATCGTGCGCGTATCGCCGATCCCGTGGTTTCGCGACCGCGTGCTCTACCCGCTCTTCGGCTGGCGGCGACCAAACGGCAGGCTCCGGTTTCGCCGGTTCTCCGTGTTCGTGCCGAAGAAAAATCGGAAGACGACCAGCTGCTCGCAGATTGTCCAATACGCGAACACCGTGGCCGGCATGGACGTCTTTCTCGCGGCGAACGTGAAGGATCAGGCCCGCACCATGTGGCGGATGGTGCGCGATTCGATCCAGGCGTCGCCGATCCTAGAGCCAGTGTTCGACGTCGTCGATCACAAGTACCTGATCCGCAACAAGCGGAACGGCAAGGAAATCCGCTGCCTATCCGCCGACGCGAAAGTCTCGGAGGGCATCAACGGACTGGTGCTGCTCGACGAGATCCACAGTTTCAAGAAGCCAGACTTGGTCGACACGATCATGTACGCCACGCGCGGCATCCCGAACGCGATCATCGGATCGATCTCGACGGCCGGCGATAACCGCAACGGCATCGGCTGGGAGTGGTGGGAGGCGACGGAGCTGGCGATCAAAGACCCATCGGTAAACACGGGCCTGCTGGGGGTGATCTTCGGGGCCGACCCGAAAGCCGACGATCCGCACGATCCGGCCACGTGGGCAAAGGCCAACCCGGCCATGGGCACGGCATTCACTGAAGACGAGTTTCGCTCTGACTACGAGGACGCGCTCACCCACCCGCGGAAATTCTCGAAGTGGCTGCGCTACTCCTTGAACGTGTGGACCGCCCCAGACAACAGGGCATTTCCGGGCGAGCACTTTGCCAACTGTAGGAAGGAGCGGCCCGACCTGACTGGCCTTACGTGTGTCTGCGGTATCGACGTCGCCAGCAACATTGACATGACAGCCGCGTGCTTCCTGTTCAAGCTGGCCGACGGTTCGTACTACGCCATCATGAAATACTGGGTGCCGGAGGAAACGGTCCGCGAGCGCGAAACGAAAGACAACATCCCGTACTCGACCTGGGCGCGCGAGGGATGGCTGACGGTCACGCCGGGGGCCCGGCTCAGCCACAAGATCGTGGGCCGCGACATCGCGGAGTTTGATCGCAAGCACAAGATCGCGCTGGTCTGCGCAGACCCATGGCAGATAGGCCCGATTGCGTCGATGCTCGAGGAGGAGTCGATCGGCCTGAAAGCGGTGCGGCCCAGCACCACCGTCATGAATGCGCCGTCGAAGATGCTTGAGGGTAACGTCGTCGAGGGCACGTTCGGCTACGAATCGTCCATCCTCCTATTCAACGCAAACAATCTCGTTTGGGTAGAGGACTCCACCGGCATGATTAAGCCCGACAAGGAGAAGTCGCCGGAAAAGATTGACGGGATCGTGGCGGCGGTAAACGCGTTCGCTGCCGCCATGGAAAAAGACGCGGAACTGTCGGAACGTCCCGACGACGGCCCCTTCCTGCAGCGTCTTTGGTGAACGGCCTATAGGGCCAGTCGGTGGCCGTTTGAAACGATGGCCGCATGCCACGCGCCAGCAAAGCGGCCCCACGGCGGGCGAAGAGTTCCGAACGCCCGGCCTCGCGGAGGCCGTCTCGCGGCGGCGTGCGCTCTGCAATCGCCACGAGCACGCTGCTCGATCCGATGGCGTGGGGCAACACGGCGCACCGCCGAGTCCATCCGGACGTTGCCGTCCGGGTGTCCAGTGTGTTCGCGGTGTGCCGATTCATCGCGCAGGCGATCGGGTGCATGTCGCCGCGACTGAAGGTGCGGCTGGGCGGCAAGACACTCGACGCAGTACAGGGCTTCGGCGATCCGGCGACCAGCGTCAACCGGCAATGCGTCGCGGCTCTCCGCGTGCGGCCAAACCCATGGCAGAGCCCGTTTGATTTCTGGACGCTCCAGGGCTATTGGACGGCGCTCCACGGTGGCGGCTTTGCGAGGGTCGTGTCCGGCATCCGCGGCTCGATGACCCACCTGATCCCGCTGCACCCGCGCCGCATGCGGACCACGCAGCTCGACGACTACACGCTCGGCTACGAATGGTTCGACGAAAAGGGCCGCTGGTCGCGTCTCCAGCAGAGTGAGGTGCTGCACTTCCGATGGCTGGGGGACAACGGGATCACCGGCACACCGGCCACTGACACGCTCTCGACCGCAATCAGTCTGGCGCGCGAACTGGATACTGCGGCGATGGCCCACTGGAAGAACGGGGCGCGACCCGACTTCGTGATCGAGACCGCGAAGCGACTCGATGACACTACGGCTGCCCGCTATCGCAGCGAATTCCGCGACCTCTACGGCGGCGAGAATCGCGGCGTTCCGGCCGTGATGACGAACGGCGACAAGCTCGTGCCGATGCAGTCCAACACGATGGAGCAGAGCCAGTATCAGCAGCTCCGCGAATCCATCCTGCCGGAGGTGTGCAGCCACTGGGGCGTACCGGCCTCACTCGTCGGCGATGCGAAGGCCCAGCGGTATGGCAGCCCAGAGGCCGACAACCTCGCGGCGCAGGTGTGGTGTCTGTTGCCGTGGCAGAAGCGTTTTGAGGGTGCCGTCAACCTCTGGCTGAATGACACCTACGGCGAGAACACGTTCTTCCAGCTCGACAACCGGGCGTTGCTCCGCGGCGATTCGGTGGCAAGGGCGAATCTGTACCGGGCGCTGTTTGCGATGTCGGCCATCACGCCAAACGAGATTCGCGACCTCGAGGATCTTCCGCTCCTGGAGGAGCCAGAGGCCGACAAGACGTTCCTGCAGCTTGGTTTCTCCACGCTCCAGATGGCTGCGAATCAGGCGCAGAAGGCACCGGCCGGGGCCGTCGCCGATCCGGTGCCGGGAGGAGCCGACGACAGCCAGGGCGAGAGCGTGCCGGCGGCCGGCGGCTTCACGGTCGGCCAGCGCGTGTACTGGGCCGAAGCCGATGGCGTGATCGAGCACCTCATGACGTCCGGGACACTCGGCGTCGATGGCTCTCCGTTCGCCATCGAGGCCACGCCGGAGCAGCCGGCGGCCCTCGTGCGCGTCTACATGAACGACGAGCCAACCGAGTTCACCGTCGGCAAGCTGACCTCAGAACTTTCGGCCACACCACTCTCCACGGATTCAACAGGGGGGACCACATGACCACCGCAATCGAGCGCCGCTACCTCCTCACGGCCGACTACCCGGACGCGATCACCGTCCAGACTCGCGACGGCGAGCCCCCAGTGATCACCGGAATCTCGCCGCCGTGGGATTCGTTCTCCGTAGATCTTGGAGGCTTCCGCGAGAAGTTCGCGCCCACGGCCTTCGACGGACTGGTCGACCGCAAAGCGAACGATCCACGCGGCAAGCTCGATGTGCCGTTCCTCACGGATCACCTGTCGCACCTGATCACGGGCCGCACGACGAACGGCCGCCTCGAAATCCGCAAGGCCTTGAAGGGCCTCGAATACGTTCACACCCCGATTCCGACGACCCACGGTCGCGACCTCGCGATGCTCGTGGAAGATCGCACGATCACCGGCGCGAGCTTCGCCTTCACGGCTGCCCCCGACGGCGAGACCTGGACGGAGGACGAGAAGGGCAACGTCGTGCGGACCGTGTTCCGCGCGTCGGGCCTCTACGACATCTCGGCCGTCACCTACCCGGCCTACCCGCAGAGCACGGCCGGCATCCGGTCGCTGCCGCTCTGGAAGCAGGCCCGGAGCGTGATGGCCCACCGGTCAGAGTCTCGCGGCCTGACGATCTCTCTCGACTTCGACGGCACGTTCACGGCGGCCCCCGGGCTGTGGCGATCGTTCGTCACCGACGCGCAGTCCCGTGGCAACCGCGTGGTGTGCATCACCCGCCGCGACGACACGGAGGAAAACCGGGCCGTCCTGAGGCAGGCTTTCGGCGACTTGCATGACGAATTGGCCGGCGTGCTGCTGGTCGGGCGGGACCAGCAAAAGCGGTCGGCCGCAGCAGCCGCCGGCCTCACCGTCGACGTCTGGATCGATGACTACCCCGAGGGGATTCCTGTGATCTCGGCAACCCTCGCGGCCGAAGGCACCAGGGCCTTCAAGGTTTCCACGCTCGCCGGGGCACGGGCTGCGGCTGCGGCGGCAGCTGCCCGGATGCGCACCGTGCTTGCATCAACGGAGGCTGCGAAATGATCTCTTCTGCGCCTGTTGCCGAGGCCACCAAGCTCGACGCGAACTTACTCGACAAGATTCGCGCGTTCATTTCCACGGCTAAGTCGGCCGCGGCCGACGGCCTGACGTGGGCCGAGTTCGGCGATCTCATGCTGGCCCTGCTGCGGCTTGTTGTCCCGGCTCTCGACACGTTCCGCAGCGTCAGCGGACCAGAGAAGAAAGCATTCGCGCTGGAGGCCGTCGGCATGCTGTTCGACGCCGTGGCTGACAAGGCCGTTCCGGTGGCCGTATGGCCGCTCTGGCTGATCGTGCGGCCGGCCGTTCGGTCGCTCGTGCTCGCACTCGCGAGCGGTGCCGTGGAGCAGCTGCTGCCGCTTTTGAGGGTGTGACCATGCTCGACAACGTGCGGCTGATCGTGGAGTGGGCTCCCCTGCTCGGCTACGCGCGGCGGCTGTCGGCCGCCACTGACGAGGCGGGCAAGGCTGACGCCATCGCCGACGCGATCGAGTGGCTGGCCTCCAAGACCGGCAACCGCCTCGACGACGAACTTGCCCGCCGGATCGCGGCCGTGTTGAGAACCGCAGAGGGTGCGGCTCTGGCCGGCTGGATCGCAGACAAGGCCACGGAACTGGAGACGACAAAGTGAGCTACTTGACCATGATTCAATACGGAGCGGCTGGGGGCCTCATCGGATACGGAGTCTTGCTGCTCGCCACCAAGGGCGGCAATCTGCTCCGCGGGTTGTTGGGCCGTCGGCGCGAACGTGCCCCGGTGGACGACCTCCGGCTCGTGATCGACCTCGCTGCCCGGCTCCGCGATTCCGGCAAGACGCAGGCCGTCGAAGTCTGCCAGCAGCTGCTCGACGAACTGCTCAAGCCGGAGACCAAGGCGTGAGGCCGTTCGCTTTCATCGTCGCTGGCCTGCTGCTGCTCACGCTGCCGCGTGTGGAGGGATGCCGCGTCACGACGGAGCAGACGGCCGGGCCGGCGACCGCCGCGGTGTACGTCTACGAGAAGGACGACCACGCGATCCCAGCCTACGTGACGGTCGCGATCAACCGCCTGAACCGTGAGCGGAAGATCGTGGCCACGCTGCTCGAGGACGACACGACCAACGGCGACGGCGAGATTCCGGCCCAGTACCGGCTCGCCCTGGAGGCCGCCCGCAAGGCCGGGCTGCCGGCGGTCGTGGCCCTGGCCGGCGGACAGGTGATCCGCGTGACACAGGCCCCGGCAAGCGAAGCCGCGGTGATGGAGGCCGTCCCGTGATCGACCCTGCCCTGATCGACGTCTTCCCGCACGAGCACGACGGCTACCCGGCCGAGCTGGCCGCGGAGGACACGACCGACGCCCTGCGCGACGCCTGCGGCGACGCCTCGCGCGAGTTCCCGGAATCGCTCTGGATCGAGCCGCGCGACTGGGTGGAGAAGGCCCGCGAAAACGACGCTGCCGGATCGTGGGCGATGAACTTCATCGACCGGTTCACCAACCAAAATCCGACCCACGAATGCACGTGCCACAGTCTCCGGGCGAATGCGGAGGCAGCCCGCAACCGGGCTCGCGGCGTGAACTACGGCGGCCCGAAAAAGGACTTCCGCTATCAGGAGTCGAAAGACTTCGGCTCCGTCTGGCTCTCGCCGCTCTCCGTCTACGCCGAGGCGAACCCGCGCAAGTGGGGCGGGGCCAACGTGCGACAGGTACTCGAAATTGCCGTCCGTCGCGGCATGCTCCCCGAGACGGTGCAGCCGCGCGACTACAAGTTCCGCCACGCGATCGTGGGAACGTCTGGCAAAGGCGGGCTGAATCAGGCTGGCGGCCCGTGGGTGTCTGTGTCGCGTTTCCCGGATGGCTGGGAGGAAACGGCCCGGCAGTTCCGACCGCTCGAAGTCATCTTCCCGGAGAGCTACGAGCAGGCCGTGTGTCTCGTGCTTCACGGTCTGGTCGTGAGCGTGGGCCGCAACGGCCACGCGGTGCCGTGGTCCCGGTGGATCCCCGATCAGCGGCTCATGGCCTACCCAGACAGCTACGACATCGTCCGCTACGACTCAGAGCGGACGGCCCGCTCCGCCTGGCAGGGGTCGTTTGCAATCGCGTCCATGACACTCCCTGACGACTGGAGCAAGCCAGCACCATGATCGCGATCAATGCCGACACGCGGACCTTCTTCCGTGCTCTCGGGCGAGCCGCTGCACTGGTTGCCGCCTGGGCTGCGATCGCCGCAGCCGCCCCCTGCGACAACTGCCACGGAGAGCGAGTCGTCGGCCCCGGGCCGGTGCGGTTCGCCTGCCCGCTCTGCGACGGTGCTGGAGTAATCGCCGCTCCGCCTGCCCAGCCGTCTCAGCCGGCGGCTGCCGTTGCCGGCGGCCCCCGACCCGCGGTCCCACGCGTGGTATGCGGATCAGGCCCTTCCACTGACTGCGGCTCCGGCGTGCTCGTCGATGTCCGTGGCCGCCATGCCCTCGTGCTCACTGCTTGGCACGTAGTACGCGGCAATCGCGACACCATCACGATCCGCTGGCCCGACGGCACATCGGCCCCGGCGCGCGTGGTTGCCAGCGACGAAGCCTTTGACCTTGCAGCCCTCGTGACGGCAGCCCCAGCCGCGGCACCGGTGCGGCTCGCGGCCCGCCCACCGGCCCCTGGCGACACACTCACGGTCGCCGGCTACGGGCCGCCGCCATTCGCCTACAGAGAAAAGTCCGGGCCGATGACCCAACGGCTTTCACCGTTCGGCCCCCGCCACCCCTTCCACATGCTCGAACTGCGGGCCGATGCGCGGAAGGGCGACAGCGGCGGCCCGATCCTGAACGCCAACGGCGAGCTGGCCGCGGTGCTGTTCGGCTCCGACGGAACCGTGGCCGCCGGCAGCGATGCCACGGAAATCCGTGCCCTGATCGCGAGGGCGAAGTGGCCGTCCGACTGTCCGGACGGGAGGTGTGCGAAGCGATGAGCACGACGGACCTCGAGGAGCATGTCTGGCGGTCGCTCGCCGCACATCCGATCCGCCGCGCAATGCTTGGCCGGGAGCGGTGCGACGCGATTGTGGCGACGACCCTGGTCGAATCGCCGAAGGGCAGCGAATCCCTGTTCGCCGGTCACGACAGCGCGGCCATGCGGGAGCGGTGGGAGCAGCGTGTGCGGCTCGTCTACCGCGACCGCTGCGGCTCGCCACTGCTGTCGATGCTGCTGTTTTGGGCCATCGGGAAGATCGTGGAAATCATCGTGCAACGGTGGTGGGAGCAGCGGACATGAGCAGCGAAGTGATCGAGATCGGGGTCCGGGTCGCCCGAGAATTTGGATTCCCGTGCCTTGTGCTGGCGGTCGTGCTGTGGCTCTTGCGCGAGGGGGCCCACGCGATGCACCGGACTGTGGTGATTCCAGTCGTGGAATCGCACTCGTCATTCCTCCGGCAGACGACCGCCACGCTCGAAGGTCTCGGCCGGACGCAGGAACAGCAAGCCGAGACGCTCCGCGAATTGGCCGCCGGGCAGCGCGAAATTCATGCGGCGGTCGTCCGGGCCAAGGGCTGATGAGTTGCCGAAAAATTTTTGGCAGCGGCCTATAGGGCCAGTCGGTGCCGGCTTCATAGCCTGCGGCGAGCGAGTTCGACATCGACCGCGACACATTCCCAAAGAGGTAATCATGCCCAGCCCCAAGCTCCGCCTGCTCCGCGACGAGAGTGCCGCGATCGAGAACGAAATCAACGCGCTCCGTTCGCTCGATCCCAAGGATGACGCCGACCGCGAAAGCATCGAGGGCCGGCTGAAGGCCGCTCAGGAGCGGGCCGGAAAGATCGCGTCTGAGGCCCAGCGTGAGCATGACCTCGACGCAGCCATCGCGTCGATGCAGTCCGTGCGCTCTGCCGACAAGTCTCGCGAGGATGTCGAGCGGCAGTTCGACGCGGAGAAGGAAGACCGCTTTGCCGTGCCGGACATCCGTGCCGGCGTGAAGGCCTTCCGTAGCACGAAGGTCGCAGAGGCGGCTGGCCGCTACCTGTGTGCCATCGCCACCGGCGACAAGCGTGCCATGGGCGAAACGGTCAATGGCTACGGTGCCGATTTCGTCGTCGGCGAGCTGTACAACGCGATCGTCAACCGTCTTTCGTACCAGTCGGTGGGCATGCAGCTCGCCAGCATCTTCCGGCCGACCGGCCAGAAGATCACGCTCCCCAAGAGCGGCGACGTGACGTTCGGCTTCGCAGGCGAGGGCGTCGGGTTCACCGACCAGGACATTTCGTCCAGCGGTGCCGACCTGACCCTCTACGAGGGCGGTGCCTCGATCCCCGTGTCGCGTTCGCTCGTCGAGGATTCGCCGATCGACGTGGCCGGCCTGATCGTCGATCGATGCTCCTACGGGCTCGCCCGCTGGATCGACACGGTCTGGCTCGGCGGCAACACCGGCACGCCAAGCATCACCGGCCTCGCCGGTGCGGTTGCTGCGGGCAACACCGTCACCGTGGCGGCCAACGCCTCGACGACCGCCAACAACCTCGCCGACGTCGTCGGCAAGGTTGACGAGTCGATCATGGGCACGGGCGCGTGGGTGTGTTCGAAGGCCGGCTACGGGGATCTCATGAAGATCTGGGCGGCGCAGCAGACCACGATGGTGGTCGGCGGCGGTCGCGTGGTTCCGACCATCTACGGCGCTCCGGTATACCTCGTGAAGGGGCTGCCGGCGAACACGCTGGCTCTCTTCGGTGACTTCTCGATGTCCACGGCCGTCGGCCTGAAGGACACCGGGCTGGAGATCACGGTGGCCCGCGAGCTGCTTGTGCGCAGCCGCCAGCTGCTCTACGTCGCCAGCACCCGCCTCGGCGTGACGAACCACGGACCCGAGTTCGTGGGTCGGCTTGCCAAGGCCTCGACCTGATCGAGTTGATTGACTGCTCACACCGCTTCCGGTGGGGGCTGGGTTTCTTCTTCCCCAGCCCCCACCGGGCCGCACGGAGGCCCGTGGTGGAATCCCTTGTCCCTGTACGGCTGACGGCTGCATTCCGCGGCAACGCTCCAGGCGCGGTCATCAACGCCACGCCAGAGCTGGCCCGGTTCCTGACGTCTACTGGCCGGGCTGAGTCGCTTCCTGCCGCGCAGGGTTCACGGGCTGCTGTGCCGCTTGTCGAGCGCGCCGTCGCACGGCCGGGGGGTGCCGCGTGATTCTCTCGCCACCCGATAACGTCCAGGTGCTGATCCCGCCAGTGGTCGAGCCGGTGTCGCTTGCCGACGCGCGGGCTCAGGTGGGCCTCTTGCCCGACAATGAGGACCACAACTTCCTCCTGGCCCAGAAGATCTCGACAGCCCGCCGGTTCATCGAGCAGCGGCTGGGGGTCACGATGGTGGCCACGAAGCTCCGCGGCGTCTGGCGGCAGTGCCCGCGCGTCGTCGCTCTGCCGGCACCTCCGTTGCTTGTCGATGCCGACCATCCCGTCAGCGTCACGATCGACGGCCAGACGGTGCCGCCGTCCGACTTCCAGGTGGACGCCGACGTTCGGCCGGGAGAGGTCGCCCTCGAGGTCGCAGCCTCCGGGAAGCTCGTCGTCGAGTGGTGGGCCGGCCGGATGCCGGGGTTCATCCTCTGCCCCATGCTCCACTCCGCGATCCTCATGTACGTCGATCACGCGTTCCGCAACCGCGGCGTGCTCGCGGACGACCAGACGATCGTCCTGCCGGTTGGCTTCGACGACTTGCTCGCCGCCTCCTCGTGGTCAGGGAGGTACTGACGCATGATCGCCTCCGGCCGCCTCACTCACCGTTTCGAACTTCAGCGTCCAGTGCAGACGCGCAACGCTTCGGGCGAGAGCCTCACGACCTGGGGGAAGGTCCGGTCGTTTCTTGGTTCCTATGACCAAGAGAGTTACGGCCAAGCCCAGCGGCGCGGGCAAGTCGGCGGCAACCGACAGGCTACGGTCGTCTGCCGGAAGTTCCAGGGCGTCGACGCGTCGATGCAGCTGGTCTGCCTCTCGCGCGACGGCGACATCATGAAGATTTCGAGCGTGGTCGAGGAAGACGGCGATCTCGTCATCACCGTCGAGGAGACCGTCGCATGATCGCGCTCTCTTGGAATTCAAGCTTCGAGCCGAATTCATACGACGCCGACAAGCACATCTCGGCGCTGGTGGAAGCATACCGGTCGCTGCCTAGGCACATCGCAAGGAAGCACCTTGGAGCATCGATGCGCCGCGTGCTGAAGCCTGCCGTACCGATCCTGCGAAAGAACACGCCCAAGCAAAAGCGCACTCTTCGAGCCTCTGCAATTACACGCGACACAAAGGGCAGGTTCACGAAGGGCTCTGGCAAACTCCGAAACGTGGCTGGTGCGCTGCGCCGTGCCGCTACTGTTCGCGTTGGGCAAACCGGACAAAACAACGCATTCAACTCGTTTGTTTACGGCGTGCTCGGATACCGGGCTGGGTTTGAATCGCGCAAGGCGATTTGGCTTCAGTATGGAACGAGCAGGGGAATCAGTCCGTATCAGATGATCGATAAAACGATGGCGGAGTTTGGTCCTGTGGCCGCGAACAGGCTTGCCGAAGAGATGGCAAAAGCGCTCGAAAAGGCTGCGTCTGAGGACGCCGCCGGCAAGAACCCAGTCAGGAGTTATTGATGCCATCCGCTCCCTACAACTGGCTCAAAGCGGCCATCGAGGCGGCTTCCGGCGTCACGGCGTGGCCGGTCGGAATGACTGGCGGAGGTGATCCTCCGTATGTCATCTACGCGCGAGAGAGCACCACCCGCGAGCAGCTGCTTGACGACACGTTTGACGCGACGCCCGAGACGGACACGCTCCACCCGGTGGCCCGCTTCACCGTCGTGATCTACGCCGACTCCTACACCCAAGCGTGGCAGCTCGCCCGGGCTGTCTCGGGGGCGATCCACAAGTTCGCCGGCACCGCCCACGGCGAAACAATCGAGCACTGTCTCGTGCTCGACGAGCGGGACGGCGACGCCGGCTACCTCGAGGGCCGAGAGCAGCCCACGTACACGGTCGAGCTAACGGTCGAGATTCGTTTTTCAGAGGAGTGACCAATGCCGATTTCCACCAAGCCGAACAATGGCCCGACCCTTCCTGCTGGTGTCAAGCGCGTCTCCATTAAGGATGTCGACACGACCGCGACTGTTGCGAAGGAGGATGTGACAGACCTCGACAGCGAGGAGCGCGAGTACGCCGACCCTGTCCTTCTAGACGACGCCGGCGGCGCAACCAAAACGTGCAGCGCTTCGGGAAACCTGAAGGGTTCTGAGTTTGCTCCAGACCAGCTCAGCGTGACGGAGGGCTGGGTGCTCGAGGACTGCGAGTTTGTCTACGAGGAGGGGAAGTACGCGACCTGGAGCGCGAGCTGGTCGTACTACCCGACGCAAGCCGCCTAACTCACTGAAAGGAATGCACGATGTCGCTCGTCAGTTCGCAAGGTCAAAGCATCGGCGTGACCGGTGCGAGGAAGATCACGGTCAAGAAAACGCGACCCAAGCCGGGCGCAAACAAGCTCGACGCCTCGACGCTCGCCATCCCTCACGGCGGCAAGCGTGTCTACGAGGACGGGCTGCCCGACAACGGGCCGAACGGCTCCACCAACGGCGGCATCACCACCACGATCGCGGTGGAGTTCAAGTCCGCGTCCAAGCCAGCCGTCGGTTCGACCGTCACGCGCAGCGGCGTCACGCTGAAGTGCATCGACAGCGAGCTGACCGACGATGCCGGTACCCTGAAGCAGGGCACCGCCAACTACACAAGCGACTACACCGACTGAGTTTCCAGGCTTGACACGTGCCGACCAACACCCCACCTCCGTCGTCGCAAGGATCGAACGTCACGTTCAACAGCGTGCCGATTGGCCGGCTCACGAACTGGCGGCTCCAGCCGGCTACGGCGCTGATCGAGAACGTCACGAATTGCGGCTGCCGTGTGGTCGGCACTGGCATCAACACTCGCGTCGTCAATCAGGTCGAGTGTCTCGGCATTGAGCCGGGGGGCGTGGATATCAGCATGCGGAACGTGCCGCCGTACATCTTCGATCACACCGGACTGCGGGCCATGCTGACCGTGAACTTCGCGAGCGGCAGCCTGTCGATGGAAGCGTTCCTCGAAACGTTCGACGTAAGCGGCAATGTTGGCGAGTTCCTTCGTGGGACCGCTCGATTCCGATTCTCAGGAGTGTAAGCGTGAGCAAGCACGAAGACGATTTCCTGTCGTGGGAGCCAGAGGTCATCGAGGCCACGGTCCCCGGCACTGACCAAACGGTTCACTTGCGCTATCCGGCGTTCGACGTCTGGCATGCCATCGCGACCGAGCATCGCGAATGCGTGGGCCGCCCGGCGTCGGCCGCGCTGGTCGCAAAAACGATCGCCGGCTCCTACTGCAAGAAAAACGGCGAGCCGCTGTTCACCGCTGACAGCCTCGATCAGATCATGCGCGCGAACCCGAACCGCGTCATGTGGCTCTACAACCACGCGCTCAAAACGGTGTTCAAGAACGACGACGAAGCAGTTTCGGAGGTGGAAAAAAACTCCGCAGCCGGGCAGGACTGACGGAGCGGTTCCTGTACCGGCTGGCGTCACATCACAAGGTTCTCAACGTCGAGCGGCTCAAACGCGAAATCCCAATCTCGGCTTTGCAGAGATGGATTGCTGCCTACCGCGTCGAGCCATTCGGCGACGAGTGGGGGCGAACGGCCCTGCAGACGCTGCTGATCCTCAAGGCGCTCGGGGCGAACGTTGATCCGCAGTTTCGAGAAATGTTCCTGCCCAGCTACGACCCGGATCGCGAGATGACAGAAGACGAGATTCAGGCAGAGATGTTGAAGGCCGCTGGAGCCCGGTGGACTCCGAAGGAAGAGGCGACGCAATAGCATGGCGACGATCGGCAAAGTCTCCGCCGTTTTCACGGCCTCGACGAGCGGGCTCGTGTCGGGCACGAACGCCGCTGGATCGGCATTCAAGTCGCTTCAAGGCGACATCGCCGGGCTGCGCGGCGGGATGTCGGCCCTCGTGGCGATCAACGCTGCCCAGTTCTTCGGATCGCTCGTCAACTCCGCCTCGCAAGCAGTCGGCAGCCTTATCAACATGGGGCAGGCTCAGGCGGAGGTGATCGACCAGACGAGCAAGCTGGCCGCCCGGCTCGGCATGACCTACGGCGAGCTGTCTGGGCTGGCGCTGGCCGGAGACCTAGCTGGCGTGTCGCTTGATACCATCGGCACGGCCGCGACAAAGCTCGACGTCGCGTTCGTCAAGGCCCAGCAAGGCTCCGCCACGGCGGCCGCGTCGTTTGCCAGCCTCGGCCTCAACGTCGAGCAGCTCGCCGGCCTCAACGCCGCGGACCGGTTCGACACGATCGCGTCTGCGATCGCCGCAATCCCGAACGAGGCCGAGCGGTCGGCCGCTGCGGTCCAGATCTTCGGCCGGGCCGGGGCCGGCCTGCTGCCGCTCTTTGCCGGCGGGGCTGACGCCATCGCCGCGGCTCGCGAGGAGGCGGAGCGATTCGGACTGGCCCTGACGACCGCCCAGGGACAGGACGTCGAGGCCATGAACGACGCTTTCACGCGAGCCCAAAAGGCCGTCGAGGGAGTTGTGCAGCAAGTAGTGGCCTACCTCGCCCCGGCCGTCCAGAGCGTCACCACGTCGTTCTCAGACCTCATCGGTTCGGTCGGCGGAGCGAACATCGGTCAGGCGATCGGAGACGGCATCCTGCAGGGGGCAAGGTTGCTCGCTGGGGTCGGCGACTTCCTGATTCAGAATTTCGGATCGACGTTCTCATACTTCTCGGAGGTCGGGCAGCAGTGGGGCGTGGTGCTCGACCTGGGGCAGCGTGTCGCAAATCTGTTCGTTGGGGCGTTCAACGTTTTCGAGACCGTCGGCAACGTCATCGGCGGGCTGTTTTCGGACATCGTCGGCGCTCTGTACGGGGCGGCCGCAGATATTGCCGAAGTCATTCCCGGGTTTGGGGAGATGGCAGGCCAGTTGCGGTCAAGCGCGGACTCATGGTCGGGGCAGGCCGACACGTTCGCGGCGTCTATGAATCAAAACGCCGACGCGGCCTCGGCAGCCTTCGCGGCAGCATTCGCCGAGAACACCACACCGGTCGGGCAGGCCCTGGCCGGCCCGCTGACGACTGCCCTCGATTCGGCAATCGCCAAGGCCCAGGCCTCAGCCGGCCAGATCGATGACGTGAAGCCGGCCCCGGTGGACGTGCGGCAAACCGTCGAGTTTGCGAGCGTGGACCAGGCGATCAAGGGGATCGACTCCCGCTCGGCCGAAGGCGTCGCCGAAATGTTCCGCCTCATGCGCGGCCAGGGTGCCGACGTCCAGCAGCAGCAGCTCTCCGTGCTCGAGCAGATCGCAGAGAACACCGCCGGCGGCGAAGACACCTACCCGTTTGCCATGGAGTAATCCATGCCCCCTCTCAGCTGGCGTCGCGTGCTGGATGGAACCGGCCTGTCGGGCAAGGTGGGCGAGCCGCTGCGCTATGACGAGGCATGGCTGATCCGCAACACCTCGCCACTTGATAGCAAGCTCTCGCTGCTAAAGTCGGTGCCTGTGGGATGGTATTCGGCGCACTGGGAAAACTCTGCCTGCAAGGCGATGGAGTTCAAGCTCGCGCCGACCACGAAGGAGGGCCTGCTCTGGCGGCTCGACGTGGCCTTCTACCCGCCGCCGAAGGCCGCGGAACTGAAGTCCACCGGCGTGCCGGAAGACTTCTGGGAGCGTGCCGGTGGCGTCTCGACGGTGCCGGCCTTCAAAGACAAAGACGGCACGATGATCGTCAACTCCGCTGGCGACCCGGTCGAGGGACTGCAACGCGAACGCGACGAGCGCGATTGGACGCTCACGAAGTACTACACGAGCGACACCTGGAAGACCGACGCAAAGGAGTATTCCGGCAGCGTCAGCAGCGACACCTTTGACGGCGAATCCGCCGGCAAGTGGAAGTGTTATTTCAAGACCGCCAAGCGCCGCGAAGTGCAAAACGTCGCGCGCAACAAGACGGCGAGCGCGGCCACGGAGGGGGAGCCCGTCGCCGGCGGCACGGATGAAACGCTCGTCTTGGTCGAGACGGTATGGGAGTTTCGGTTCGACCCGGACACTTGGAAGTCGATGCCGTGGGACGTCGGTTTTCACGAGATTGTCAGCGGCCAGCGGAAGGTGATCTTGGTGGACGGGAAGCCGGTGAAGCAGCCCGTTGCTCTCAACTCCAACGGCACGGCAAAGACTGGCAATTCTCCGCCAAGCGTGATCCGCAACGGCGAGGGTGCGAAGCTCTATCCGGAGAAGAACTTCACCGCCAAGTTCGGCTCGCCGTTCATCGTGCAGGGGGCCTGACGCATGGCAGGGCGGAAGGTCGCGTTCACCGAAGACGCCGCCCGCCGTGTGGCAGCCGCCACGCTCTCCTACGAGCGTGGCAATCGCGATCAGCCGCCTATCCATTTTCGCCAAGCGGGCGACGGCGGCGGCGAGGAGCCGCGGCTCGGCACCATCTCCGCGACCTGGACGAAGAACGCGACGGCCACCGTGACGCAGATCAAGGCCGATGGAACCGCGCTATCGCCGACGGTGACGTTCACGGCCACGAACTATTTCGCAACCGTGACGGTTCCGAGCGGCACGCGAAAGGTGTTGTGCCTCTTCGTGGGCGACCGTTGGCTTCTCGTGGCAGCGGAGTGCTAGATGCTAGACCTCCTCGCCGCCATCGTCTCTGCCGATCCGCCAGCCCTCCTGGCGTGGCTCGTCCTCGCCTTCGCGGCTGGCATGTATCCAATCGGCATCATGCTGGGGAGCACCTGCTCGCCGTGCTGCGCTAGCCCGTGCTCTGGCCCATGCGCAAAAAACGAAGACTGCCCTCCCGGCTGCCAGTGCGTTGGCGGCCAGTGCGGCGGTTCGTTGCCCTGCGTGGACTGCAAGGGCGAAAGCCTGCCCGACACCGTGACGGTTAGCGTAAGCAACTGGCCTGCGGATCGCGTGCAGGGTGGTTCGCTGGCATTTTTGAATTTTGAATCAGATTTCGGCTTCGGCGCGGCTGGCAAAGTGACGGCCCCTGGCGACAACCCTGGCCCTGTGTCTGCCGGTGAGCTCACGAGCGGCGGGGAAGGCTACGCAAGAATCATCGTTGAGCGATTTGAGCCAACCGTGACCGCTAGCGCAGGCGGGACGCAGCAGTTCACGGTATCGCTAGAGAAGGTCGGCGAGGGCGAGGAGGCCGTCTGGGTGCTATCGGGTCTTGCGCTTGATGGAGGAGGCACGGTTGAGAGCGACACCATCACGTTTACCGTTGAGGCTCCTGGCGTCGAAGTTGAACCCGCGTCGGCGTTTCTTGTGCGCGGGCGAACTGCGCCATCGCTTTCCATGTCCGTGGCCTCTGCCGCCGGGGGCGGTGCGGAGCTGGTTCCTGTCATGCTCCAGGGTTTCTCGAACTGTGGCGGCAGCCCCGTCTGGGCTCTTAACGACTTTGCGATCAATAACGCAGGTTCTGGGTACGCGGTTGGCGATGAGCTTGTGTTTACGCTGACAAACGGCGTCGAGCACTGCGGCGATTTTGTCACGCCGTGGGTCGTCAAGACCGTTGGCCCTGGCGGCTCAATCGTCGATTTTGAGCTCGACACAGACGACAAGGACATTATCGACGGCTGGTTTCGGGAGTATTACGCTGAGGGCGGCCCGATTGAATTCATCCAAGTGACGAGCGCTGGCGCTTACTATTTGCCAGGGCCGACGACGGTCGAGGTCGCAACGGTAACGGTTACTGTCGCGCAGCGAGGCAGAGCGGCAGGCACCTACGGTGGGGCCGCAATCAGCGCGACCATCAACGCCGACCCCAGCAGTGCGACATTCGGGCAGATCACTGGGCTTAATATCGCCAACGGCGGCTTTGGATATTTGGCGTGGGAATGGGTCGAGATTTGCTGCGGGCCGTACTGGAACGGAAAGTCTGTTGTGCTGAGAAGGCCAAGCGGAAGCCAGGGCGGCTTTGGCGCGCTGAATCCATGCCTATACCGCCACACCAGAACTAACAAAGGCTGCTCGGCAACTATCGAACTGGAATACTCTCCGGGGTCTGTGCGGGTAATGGTTCGCGATCCGGCGGGCTTTACGCCAATCGGCGCGCCAGGCCAAGGAGGCGTTAACAACTCCGGCTATGCTTCAGCCGGTTGCTTTGAGGAAATCTGGAAGACGCCAGGCCCCGGAGAAGATTGCGTCGGGCTTCCCTTTTCCGCGACCTCGCCGCGCGGCATCAAGCTTACGGTCGCCCCAGGCGGCAACTACACGCCTGAGATCGCAACGCCGACCAACGTGCGGCACGTTTGCTGCCCAGACGGTGGCTTTGCGCCGTTGGAGCTGGAGGTACGGGTGCACGAGCCATCGGCTCCGTATCTGCCGGAGCCAGACCCGCCTTTTACGACATACGTTTTGCCGCGCGGCGGCGGTGGTCCTTCGGGTGCGACGGCTGATTGCACGATCAGTTACGGCGGGTTCGGCCTTTACGTCGCTGTGCGGAGGTGCGACAGCTACTACGGCGCAAACTGCCAGTCCTGCGCGAGGAATTGCGAGACGCGCGCGGGGATGCCAGGCGACAGTTACGTCAACTTCCCGATGTACCACACTTTTTCACGCCCGTGCAATGCGTGTAGTTCTCCGACGATGTGCAAGCCTGTGTCGGGCACGTACGTCATCAATCGCCGCGACCCGCGATGGAACGACGGCGATGGGCTGCCGATGGAATGGTTTCAATGGTCATCACCGCCGCCGGAGGGCTTTACGCCCGGCGATAATAATTTTTACCGGATTGAAATTCCATGAGTGGCGACCCCGCAAAACTGTGCGACTTCCAGAACCCCGAGCGCACCTGCCCAACCTGCGGCTACGTTGCCAAGACGCTGCCGCTCTATCGCATGTGCGCGCCTGTGCCGGAAGACATATGGGAACCCATCCCTATCGGCGACCTCGTAGAAAAGGGGCTCACCGCTCTCGGGATCACAAAGGAGCGGGTCGAGAAGCTGACCCGCACGGAGGGCAAGCCCGGCGGGTGCGGCTGCGCCGGGCGGCAGAAGTGGTTGAACGAGTTGGGGAATAAGGTGCAGACGGACGCGCGGAACGCTTTGCTAGCGGCGAAGCGGTTTTACGTCGGCGAGTGACACACCAAAGGAGGGCAAGGA